TGAGAGCGTTATTGGCAGTTGGAGTAACTGCATTTAATGTTGTTGTGTATTGAGTGCCCTCAAAACCTGCACCAGTAGTAGCAGAGAAGGCATCGAATGAGACCTGGTCTCCAGCCTTTGTTAAGGCGTAACCTGCAGTGATTGGGTCGGTCGTACCAGTAGCACCCGTTGTACCTTGAGTACCTTGAGTTCCCGCAGTGCCCTGGGCACCTACAGTGCCTTGAACGCCTTGTGCAGCAATTAATGTCCAGTAAGTTCCTTCTGTAGGAGTGTCTCCAGTGTTGCCACCGTGAGCGTCGATGCGGTACCAAGTCTGTCCTGCGTATGTTGCAACATCGCCGACTGCGTATGAAGTTCCAACACCATAAGCACCAGTAAAGTTCCAAAGTGCTGCTGTACCTTGAGTACCTTGGGCTCCAGTTGTTCCTTGTGAACCGACTGTACCCTGTGCACCGACTGTACCTTGGGTACCGTTAGCACCGTCTAGACCTTGAATACCGTCTGCACCTTGAGTACCTTGAACGCCCTGAGTTCCCTGAACGCCCTGAACGCCCTGTTGTCCTTCGACGCCTTGGGCTCCTTCGGTACCTTGAGTACCCTGAGCACCTAAAGTTCCTTGAGTACCCTGTTGTCCTTCAGTACCTTGAACTCCCTGTGCACCTTCTGTACCTTGAGCGCCCCCTGTACCTTGAGCACCTTCTGCTCCCTGAGCACCTGTAGTGCCCTGTACGCCTTGAGCACCCGTTGTACCTTGAGCACCTTGAGCACCGATATCACCAGTACGAGCAAATGTAAATAAAAGTTCATCGTTATTGGTAAAGGTTCCGTTACCAGATACGTAAGCAACATCTATATCAAACCAGTTTGGTGCTGAATCTGTAAGGCCAGAAATTGTGTAGAGTGCAAAGACAGATGTATCAAATTTCTTAGATACCTTTACGTGACCCTTGATGGTTGAAGTTGAATCATCAATTGTTTGTAAGAAGTTAGAGATGTCGTAGTTACCATCAGCAGGATTATCATCCAGTGCAATGTGTGAAACTAAAGTTAAGTTAGCATTATTTAGACGAGCAAAATTATCGCCTGGGTCTGACATAGTTGTGCTATTACTGAATGTATATGCAACTGTAATACCACCAAATGAACCTTCAGTACCTTGTGTACCTTGTGTACCTTGTGTTCCCTGAGCACCTAAAGTTCCCTGTGTGCCTTGCGCACCCTCTGTACCCTGTGCACCTTCGATACCTTGTGAACCTTCAGTACCTTGCGCACCTTCAGTGCCCTGAGCACCTTGGGCTCCTAAAGTTCCCTGTGTTCCTTGAGAACCTTCCGTACCTTGTACGCCTTGTGTACCAAGAGTTCCTTGAGTTCCCTGAGTTCCTTGGGTTCCCTGTACGCCCTGCTGCCCTTCAACACCCTGTGTACCTTGAGTACCCTGTGTACCGTTAGAGCCATCTAAACCTTGTGCACCATCGGTGCCTTGCGTTCCTACTGCTCCCTGCGCACCAACTGTTCCTTGTGCACCAACTGTTCCTTGTGCACCTACTGTTCCTTGTGCACCTACTGTTCCTTGTGTACCGTTTGCGCCATCAAGACCCTGTGCACCTGCAGTACCTTGCGCACCGACAGTTCCCTGTGCTCCAGTGGTACCTTGTGTACCTTGCGCACCAGCACTTGTGCTAGCCCATGCACTTCCGTTCCAAACACGGAGAAAACCAAGAACAGTATCAAAATAGATTTGACCAACTACTGGTGTTGCTGGCGCAGTTGCTAAGTTCTGAATTCGAGCATTCTGAAGTTCTAACTTAGTTAAGTCAATGGGGGTTAAGTACTTGCGTGCCACTCAGGGTCTCCTTAAGATAGGTAGGCTTTGCCACTAAATGCTGCCGAAAAGGTGAGAACAACTTGATTCCGAGTGGTGTACGCGATTTCGCCCTCAACGATTGTACCTGCAGAATCCAAAACTGTAACGTTAGGATAGAAGTCAAGATTATGACTTATTGTCCAGGTAGCACTAGACACTGATTGCGTGTGAGCGTAGGCCAGGTCTGGGACTACTACTTCTGAGGTTCCTGGCGTTCCATACGAGACGGTTCCAGAAGGCGTGGTTATGCTAATGACGTCGTTTACATACGTCGTTGAGTTAGCCCCTGGTCTTACATATTGGCTCATGGGATAGTCACCTCTTTAGTTACGAAGATTTTACCTGTTACGTATGTCTTTGTAACGCCATTTGCATCAACCATTTGAATATCGTAATAACACGTATTTGGAAGGAGTCTAGTCTGCTCTTCGCTCAGGTCCAACTGCAAAGTACGAATTCCTGCTCCGTCTCCTGTGCCTACATCTGGTTTTGTAACTGCAAAGGAGGTTATTAGCGCTGAACTTCCTGGCATCCGTCTAATTTCAGACGTTGCAGTATAGGTGTCAAGTTCAAAATCAAATACAACGTTGAAGGTGTAATCGTCGCCTTCATAAATGTAGAGGTCTTGAACAATCGCTGTAACTTCTGGTTGTGCACCACCGTATGTTGGGATAGGTACATACACACGAATTGGAGTAGACCTATCATCAACTTCCATTGGTTGATACAACGGAACATAGCGGTTTGTAGTTTTAGAAATTCGACGCACACTGAACACGTCAATTTTGTACATACCAATGCCAAGTTGTGAACACAATTCGCGGTACTGTGCTTGACGAGCCTGAGCCATCTGCATTAACTGTTGATAACGTTCAGAACGTGGAATAGTTACACCATCTGGTGCAAACACGTTAATGTCAAATGCTGCATCATTTGCTAATGCATAGAGCGCTAATACCGATGCATGTACAACTACTGGATACTCTTCAACTCCAGGAAGATTAGCGATAGTCATCGTGCGCCCGAACGAATCTGTGTGATTTAAAGAATGTTCCATAAAAGCAGTGGAAACATAGTGTTCAACTTCTCTAGAGGTAAAGTATTTAAAGTAGTTTCCAGCAACAATAATGTCGTCACCTTCTGCTGGCACAGTATCAAGAACTATGTAACCAGTTGCTTCTTCAACTTCAGCATCATCAGATATGTTGTTACCATTTTTGGTAATTATTAAGTTGGCTCCATCTAATGGAGAGTATGGGACTAAAAATCGATTTGTAGTTCCGTCGGCTGTAAAGGTGTACACAAAAGACTTGGGTATATCGCCAATTTCATAGCGCAGCCTGTCAGCCAGGACTGAAAGTGTAGCCACGGAACCTCCAAAACTAGGTGTGGCAATTCTCTCCTGTAATTGCCAAATACACAGCGCAAAAGGCCCAACCCCCAACTGGGAGGAGGGCGGGAACCAGTTGAGGGTCGGACTACTTGTGACGGCTTAGTTAGGCCGCCAAATGTAACCAAGTTGTTCCAAGTAATCAGCGATGTGCCGTGGAACACGGTACTTAACACCTGTTTTAAAGGAATAACTTTGAGGAGTCCCGTTCACAACGCCAAACGTCATCTCATCAATATCGGAGATTGTTCGAATGACTACGTACTCATTCGATACTGAAACTCCAAGGTCTTCGATTTCATCCAAAACTAGTGGAGTGTCTGGCTTCTTTGGGTCAAAAACGTCTCGTTCAAGAGACTCTACCTCTAACTGATTAGCGATAGAAAGTTCTTCTTGTCGCTTTCTTAACTCTGCAGCATTTTGTTTTGCTGCTTTTTCGGCTGCAACTCCTGTTGCATCCAATGGACTTGTTGCTTTATTTGCCACGGTGTTTATTCTCCTAAGTTGTGTAGTTAGTTATGTCTGGGAGCCAAAGAAGGAGTATGGCTCCCAGACATAGGGTAAAACTAGTTGGTGTAGACCTTGACGATAGCCTGGTCTGTGATAACACCAAGACCCCAAATTGCATACCAAGCAAGAGCGTGCTCGCGACCGAAGTCGAGAACGCCACCATCGCGAAGTTCAACTGGGAGAGAGATTGCGTGACCAAATGCGTTGTCACCAATCATGATTGATTCGTAAACCTCAGCACCGTTACCAGTTGCTGTTGTTAGGTAACCCTTTTCTGCAGTGAAATCTGCAGACTCTGGATTTCCACCTGAACCTGGGGCTGTGTTAGTCTTAACAGGAGCACTCCAATAATCTGCTGGAACACCAACAGATGTTGAAGTTGTATAAGCAGCGTTAACTGCCAACTTCTTAACCTGTGTTGTTTCGATGAATACTACGTCGTATAGACGACCGATTTCACCGAGCATGAAGTTACCTGGAGCAGCGTACTTTGTAACTTCGATGAACTCTGGGTTCGAACGAATGTCACGTGACTGCTTTGGGTGTACGAACTGTACATATGTCTCACCTAAGCGAGGGATGTTCTTACCAGCAAGGGTAAGAGCAGCATCCTTTACAGCACCTGTTGACAACTTGTAGTTACCATCTAGGTCTGAGAACTGTGTTGCTGCTGTTCCTTCGTTGTACCAGTCATTAACACCTTGTACAGATGAGCGGTCGTAACCAAAGACTGCAGAAGTTGCTGCAGAAAGTGTGTTACGTGCCTGTACGTCTAGGTACTGTGCCATGTGGCGACCGAGAAGACGTGAAGCAGAAGCCATCACGTCATCGAAGGATGCGTTAAGAAGAAGTTCAGAAACTGCTACTGCGTAGCCGTGTTCTGCAACAGTAATAGCAATCTGCTCTGCAGTAAGAGCGCTCGTTGTCATACGAACACCTTCTGTTAGAGGAGATGGGTCTACTGCAAAGTTCTTGTAACGAAGGAAGTTAACACGAAGACCAGGAGCAACTCCTAGTTCAGTCTTCTTAACTGCAAACTGTTCGAAACGAAGAATTGGCATTGCCTGGAATAAGATTTCCTTAGACCAGATTGTCTGGATTGCTTGATTCAGGGATGTATTAGAACCCGAATAAGCGGTAGGGGCGCTGGCTAGTTGACCAGTACCTGTAATTGCACTTGCCATGGAGGTCAAGTCCTTTCTAGATAGTTGTTTGGGTTAACCGAACAGTCCCTGACCACGATTATTTGCTGCATTGCCAAGTAATTTGGCTCGTTGTTTCGAGTAGTCTGCCAATGACATATCCCTGATTGAATCAGGAGTTAACGTTTGTTGTGACGAATCATTATCGAGGGGTCCTGCGGCAGGCGCTGTTACACGTGGTCCTGCCATTTGTGCTCTTGCAGACTGCATAGCCTGTTGAGCGGAATCGAGAATTCGAGCAGATTTTTCTTTTAGAGTTGCAATGCTCTGCTCAACGGCATCTTGTGAATCGCCTTCAATTAAATCAATAAGTTCAGGAATGATTGTTTCTCGTTCCTGTTCTAATCGAGCCTGACGGTAATTCATCAACTCTT